GTAGGATCTTTATCTCAGATGAGAACTAGAACAAGAAGTACATCAACATCAGGACCGGTTTCAACGCCGGCAGCGGGTTATCCTTATAACTTCGTTGCTTGCAATGGGACCCAGTTCCCTTCCACATATAATATGGTCGCATTCTCTCATTGGCCCGACGTAACAGTCGAGCAGATGATCGATGCGATAGGGAAAGGCCAGCCTCATTCGTGTAGTCACCGCAAATATCATCGTCAGATAACTGACTTTGATGAGTGGCAGACAGGCACGACGGGGCCAGGCGGACTGTTTGGCGTGGGTACGTTTTCGATCCCCCATATGGGTGGTCGGCAACTCGACTCATTCCACGAAGAGCTATCACCAACTTGGAACCTAGCAAGTTCCGAGTTAGCTCCTCCAGGTTGGTCTATTCTGAACAATGCGGTCAACGAATCGTCATTAAAGAATGACGTGATTGAGCAAGCTTCTCAGCTTAAGGCTGACGCTTTGCTCAACATAGTTGAATCAAACCAAGTGTTGCCTTCCATACGGTCCTTGACCAGTGATTTGCCTAAAATAGCAAGACATTGGACTAAGATCAGGAAGGTGCTAAAACAAGCATCAGGGACGTTTTTGGCCTGGAAGTTCGGCGTTTCGCCGATCCTACAAGACATTTCGTCAGTGGTGAAGTTTCAACGCTCGGCTAGGGAAGCATTCAGACGTCACGCGGATCAGGAGTCTTCGCGATTCAGCAAAGTGGCTGAAGTGAAGATGACTGCTCCTTCCACGGTACCTGTTATACATCTCCTTAACGGAGTTGCGTATAGGGAATATCGTCGAAACCCATCGGTCTCAGTTAGTCCGACGGTGCGATACGTTCTCGTAGTAAAACCGCGTTTTAAGTTTAGTCAGGAGCCTTTTAAATCTCTTGATTTTGCTCTAAGGCGGTTCACGACATCACCTGCTAGTCTGGCTTGGGAGACGATACCGTTTTCCTTCGTTCTGGACTGGTTAGTTGACACACGTGGGGCACTTCGTGCTATTGATAATGCCTTAGGGGTTTACCCCTTCGAAGTTGTCAGTTTCACTAGGTCGCTTAGCTACACCTGCCAAGATGTCACCACCTTCATAGGGAGAAATCCCTGTGACGGTTCGACGTTATGGGCTGGTGTTGCTGGTTCATCGGAATATAGGCACTACGAGCGGTCTATCGTTTCAATGGCTGGTTCTTTACCTACCTTGAAACTTCGATTCGGAAAAAGTCAGGCCGGCGTTTCAGCCGCTCTGATCTCCCAGGCAGTTTCCAAAAGAAACTTTAACTGGTGGCGAATCGTATCGACTGCAAGTCAAGCTTAGAGTCATCATTATGACAACTAAACATGCAAAGACGTCGTCTAGTGCTGCTTCAGTCCCGCAACTTGCGGAGCTTGGGCAGCTAGATTTATCTCGTGCTCATGTAGAACTCATTAGGACCTTCTTAAAGAAGGTCTTAGGGTCCCGCATGTCTTACGATAAGAAGGGTCTCTGGCTCTGTCTCGAGTTTGGTAACACCCGCATGGGTTTTACCATCTTCATTGCAGAGGAAGATATCCTTCGTTGGGGGCAGAAGAACTTCACAGTTCTTCGGCACGCGACTTCGGCGTGCGAGAAAGACATGGCTCAAAGCCTAGTCGATTTCGTTATAGCCGACTCATACGACGTTCGGATTCAATCCGAGCAGTCGACCAGAAACGTTAGTTAACAAATAAAACCGTTCAATGAATGCCGATCTGACATTTAACAGTGTCGTTTTCGCGAAGCAATACGATTCCAAGGAGGAAACTCCTCGGCAGTCAATTGCCAGGGGTATCAATACCCCTGATCAGTTGATAACACGCGGTAGGGAGTATACTGACCAAAAGACGAAAGTCCCAGGTCAGGAGCTCTCATTTCGCGTGAACCGTGTTGACATCGACGCTGAGTTACAGAAGATTGAATCTTCTGTCAATACAGTAATACGAGTGCCGAGTACCGCAACCCAGGCTCAAATTGATGCCTTAGTTGCTAATTACAAAGCAGTCGTGGCCGATGCTAACTTCGTAGCGAACGTACTGGCAGGGCAGAGATAGCTTATTAGCTAAATCTGGCCCTTTGATACGAAATAACAGATGGGCTTGAACGGACTCCTTAGAATGCACGTTATTGAACATACATTCGTTAGCCTGCTAGCCGATGTAGCTCGTCTCACTGGATTCTCTGAAATACGAGGATCTTATGAAGGGCTGCAGTGGTGCTTACACGAAGCGCCTAAGCTGGAGAAGATGCTACTGGGTTCGGTCGAGACAGGCGAAAGCCTGCCACTCGATATGTTTCCGGTAGCGCTGCAGAGACTCGCACGCGGGGCCTTAGTGGACCCGCAATTAATGCGATATCTGCGGCAGCTTCTTCTGTTCTGCTATAAGGCGGAGGTGCCACATGACAAACAAACGACCGAAAAAGCCTTCCAGGTTTTCCTGGAGACTAATTCTGCTGTCCATCGGAACGCTGAGTCTCTCGCAAGAGAAAGTCCGCGACTTCTGGATAGCGTTCGTCGACAATGCCAGTCGGTTCTGTATCGGTTTCGAGAAAAGGCCCTCAAGCCTAGTCACGGACCCGGTGCAGTTACCACATCAAAAGTGAAGTGGCAACATTTGTACTCTACTATAGAGTACTTGTACCCATACAGCGATTGGTTCTCCTTGTTTCATAACGAGGATAGCCTATCTAACTGGGATGCTATGGAGCATCGTGACATAATTGAGGCGAAACTCATAGCTGTCCCTAAGGACAGCCGTGGGCCACGTCTTATTTGTGTCCATCCTGCTGAGGCCATATGGCTTCAGCAGGGGCTACGTCGAGAACTCGAGAGATCCGTATCTCTCTATAGGTCAGCGAAGGGTCCGTGGCCAAAGTGCCACGTGTTCTTCGATGATCAGTCAATAAACGGTAAGATTGCGCTCCTATCAAGTCGATCGCGGCGTTACGCCACGCTAGACCTAAAGGAAGCATCTGACCGTGTGTCCGACATGCTTATTCAAGTCCTCTTTGGGAGGAAGTACAAGTATTTCGGATGTTGTCGAGCTCAGAAGTTTGTAATCCCTTCGCACAATGGATATTCCAACGTGCGTGGATGGTTGCATAGCTACGCTCCAATGGGGAACGCAACAACGTTTCCTGTCCAAAGCTTAGTCTTCTGGGCTATATGTGTCGCCGCACTGCAGCGCCATGGGTTTCATCAACCCGGTGCTGTTTTTGTGTTTGGTGATGACATCGAGGTACCTACAGAGGCAGTCGAGTGCGTCATTGACGCTCTTGAAAGCTTCGGTTTGGTCGTCAATAGGACAAAATCCTTTTGGCGAGGGGCCTTCCGCGAGTCGTGTGGCGTTGATGCCTTCGCAGGCGTTAACGTCACTCCGATTCGTTGGAAGACTACGATCGATGCCGAACATATGGCAGGGTTGCAGTCCCTCTCCGACCTAGCGATGCGCTTGCGCATTGCCGGGTATGAGGAGGCTGCATTTACGACATACCATGCACTTAACAATCGCCTCGATCGTCGTTTTGGTCGGTTTGCGCGTACTAAATGTACGAACAATCCCGATCACGGCGGCATCGCGGAGTTTGTGAAAAGCGATCTACAGGCGTGGTCCGATGCCTATTGGCATAAGGATACGCAGCAGTTCGCCTCTTGTGTCTGGCGTCTCAAGGAAGAACCCCTCAGTGGGGAACTTCATGGTTGGAACCATGTTCTTGAGTCCGTGTGCTCGTTAGAGCGCGCGGGTCGTAGTTCAGTTCCTGTCCGTACCGTCTCTCGACGGTTCCGTCTGAATCGAGGGTGGACTAGGATTATGCCCTAACCGGTATTATCCTGGCTGAACCATTTAGTGGTTCTGTGGGTCACTTGCCGCAAGGCCAG